CACGCGGTAGCACGGCGAACTTACTTTATGTAGATGAACTGCGAGAAATTAGCGAAGAAGCTTGGCAAGCTGCAGTACCTTTAACCCGTACGACAGGCGGGCAGACTTGGATAACTTCCAATGCAGGCAGCGAAGCAAGCACGGTTTTAAACAGCCTACGAACCCGCGCCCTTATGAACCAATCGCCGCGTATGGGCTGGTATGAGTGGAGCGCCGCCGAAGGCTCACAAGTAAACCCGCCAGACATTTACGCAATACAACAAGCTAACCCTGCACTTGGTCATTTAATAGATTTAGAAAGCATTTTAGACAGCGCTAAATTTGACAGTAAAGAAGCCTTCCAAACCGAAAGTTTATGTATGTGGGTTTCGTCAATGACAAGCCCCTGGAATATGACCAAATGGAATGAAGGCGAAAAAGAAATAACCATGCAGGAAGACTTGCCTACATACATGGGATTAGACCTAACCTTTAACAGGGAAAAAGCCTACTTAGTTAGCGTACAAGTACAGCCTGACGAAAACTTAGCCGTGTTTGTGCATGAGTGGTACAAAGAAGGCGGCATAAACCATATAGCGCTAGCTAGTGAAATAGCCGAACTTGCCAGACGGTTTAACCCGCGTATTCTGGCATACGACCCAAACACGGCAGGCTTTATAGCCCCACATCTTTCGCGCCAGCATGAGACCGTACCAATCCAATGGGGCAGCTCTACTTTTGCTATTGCCTGCGACCAGACACTTAACGCCATGAACAGCGGGAGAATAATTCACGCAGGGCAGGAAGTTATGCACGAACACCTAGTAGCCTGCGCTAAACGTCCAGCGGGTGACGGCGGCTGGAGAATTGCCAGACGAGCTGCGACCAATCCAATTAGCGCTGCAGTAGCTTTAGTTATGGCAGTCGGACACGCTACTATGCCACAAGCCGAACCTGTGATAATGTCCGTATAACCTGTTCACAGGTCACCCCGAGAGTCGCGCCTAGCGCTAAGAGGGGTCAAGAGCTTACTAATCGTTAGGCGCGACACGGTGAACAGCGTTACAAAGTGTTGCATAATTAGCAACTACCATAAATAAACCGCATACTTATATCATGGGTTTACTGGACGTATTTTCACTTACTTCAGAAATAAAGGCAGCCGAACAAACTTCGGTTACAGCTGCGGTTAATGTATTACCTAGCCAAAATTTCGCACCCTTCTTTATGTCGCCTTTTACTACGCGACAAGAAGCTATGGAAGTGCCAGCGGTTGCGCGTGCCCGCTCAATTATCTGCGGTACAGCTGCAAGCCTTCCACTACACGCTTATAACAAAACGACTAACGCCGAAATTTATGGGCGCACAATTCTAGAACAGCCAGACCCAGCGCTACCTACAGCGGTAACTATGAGCTGGACATTTGACGACTTGTTATTTCATGACGTGGCTTACTGGCAGGTTTTAGAAGTTTCGCCAGATGACGGACGACCTACACGCGCCCGCCGCATTGACCCATTACGGGTTAGTTACAATACCGACGGGCTTACAGGTATTGTTATTGACGGCTTTTATGTAGACGGCAACTTAGTGCCTATGAGTGGCGTTAGTTCTTTAATTGTATTTTATGGTTTAGGAACTGGCGGTATTTTAAGCCGCGCAGGTCGCACAATTAAAACCGCGCTGGACTTGGAAAAAGCTGTAAGCCGTATGGCTGAAGAACCCGCCCCAGCTATGTATATTAAAAATAGCGGTGTAGACCTTCCAGCTGCGCAAGTTTCAAGCCTGCTAGCTAACTGGAAAGCCGCACGCGCCCAGCGCTCAACCGCTTACCTATCTGGAAATCTTGAAGTACAAGCTTTTGGTTTTGACGCTACACAAATGGAACTTAGCGCGAACCGCATGAACACGGCTACAGAAATTGCACGCCTTATGAATATTCCCGCTTGGTATCTAAACGCCGAAAGCACTAGTAGCACCTACAGCAATACTTTGCAGGAGCGACGCTCACTTATTGACCTATCGCTTATGCCATACCTTATTGCGGTGGAAGGTCGTTTATCTATGGACGATATTACCCCAATGACACAGCGCGTTAAGTTTGAAGTTGAAGAATACCTGCGCGGTACAGCTCTAGAACGTATTGAAGTAGTAGGGCGAATGTTAGAACTAGGACTTATCGACATTAACGAAGCAAGAGCTATGGAAGACCTAGCCCCTAGAGGAAGCGAAACAAATGCTAATTAACTTTGACGGCAAAATAGTAGCCGCTGATGTACCTAACAGAACTATTACAGGAATGGTCGTACCGTTCGGAGTTTCAGGAAGTACTAGCGCGGGAAATGTTGTATTTGAGTTTGGCTCTTTTCAACAATTTAAAGCTGAAGAAATTATTCTTAATAAAGAACACTCCCGAACAGACCCACTAGGGCGCGGAATTGCAGGAAGTGAAGTTATCACACCTGCGGGTATTTCAATGAGTTTTAAAATTGCCCCTACTACTGCAGGAACAGATGCCTTAATTGAAGCCGCAGAAGGTTTACGCCCAGCCTTCAGCATTGAAGCTAGCGCAGATGAATACACGATAGATAAGGGTGTAATGCGTGTAAGCGCTGCTACATTACAACAGGTCGCACACGTCACAAACCCCGCTTTTAAATCCGCTTTAATAACAGACGTCGCAGCTAGTGAAGAAGAAGAAAGCGACAACCCAGAAACCACCGAAGCAGCCGCCGAGGTAAATCAAAAGGAAACAACTATGGAAAACGAAACACCAGAAGTTGAAGCCGCAGAGGAAGTAACTGCACCCGCAGTTATTCAGGCTGCTGCTCCAATTCGCACCGCACCACGCAGCCCAATCGTAGACGGAACTTCTTACCTAGAACACAGCATTAAAGCTGCTATGGGTAACGACGACAGCCGCCAGTATGTTCGAGCTGCGGACGAATCGACCACCACCAACACGGGTCTAACACTTCCTACCCACCTTCAAGAGTTTATTTCAACAACCATTGACGGACGCCCAACTATCGACGCCATTTCTCGCGGCGTTTTACCAGCTTCAGGAATGAGCTTCACAATTCCTAAGCTAACTCAAGCGCCAACAGTTGCAGACGTAAACGAAGGCGACAGCCCATTTGGTACACCTATGACTTCTAACTACCTAACCGTAGATGTACAGAAGTACGCAGGCGCTTCGAGAATTAGCTGGGAGTTAATCGACAGAAGCTCGCCCGCCTTTCTAACAGAGCTTCTACGGGAAATGGCTGCAGCTTACGCTAAGGCAACCGACCTTGCAGTAGTATCCGCTCTACTTTCAGGTGGAACAGATGCAACCGCAGTAGCAGGTACAGCAACAGGTCTACAGTCCTTTATCTCAACCGAAAGCGCTGCCGCTTATTCAGGTTCAGGCAATTTCGCCCGCAACCTTGTAGCGAACACCACTAACTGGTCGAACATCATGGGATACCAAGACGACAGCAAGCGCCCACTTTACACAGCCGCAGCGCCTTCAAACGCTCCAGGCGCAGTAAACGGTACTTCAATTGTAGGTAACGTCCTAGGCACTAACCTATTTGTAGACCCGCATATTGGTGCAGGCGCAGACGAAGGCATGTTGCTAGTAGCTCCTGAAGCTGCTACTTGGTACGAAAGCCCAGTACGTCAAGTTCGCGTTGATGTAATTGGTTCAGGCGAAATCGAAGTTTCCGTATACGGTTACGGCGCTATCGCTGTTAAGAAGCCTTTGGGCGTTCGTGTCTACCAGCAGACCGCGTAACACCAAATAATCGTAGGGGCGGTGCTGCCCTGTGCCGCCCCTACACCCCAATTTTGAAAGGTTAAACCTATGGCAATTATTAGCATTAGTGAATTAAAGGCTGTACTTGGCATTGGTTCAATCTATTCAGACGCAGTAGTTCAGCAAGTAGCAGACGCCGCTAGCGACATTATTTTAAGTTACCTAGAATTTAACCGCTCTAACATTGTGACCGTAGAGCTAGAAGACAACGTAGCAACCTTTTATACAGCCGAACCCCATGACTTTATAGTAGGTTCAGCGCTTACCATTTCAGCTTGTGGAAATACTTTTAATGGTTCTCGCACGGTTACCGAACATAGGGCAAACGATTTTAAAGTAGCAATTACAGCTGCCGACGTTATCGCTACACCGCTACGACCATACGGTAAAGCCGCATTAACTTCACAAGCTACTTTGTACGACACAAACGCCAGCGTTAGAGAAGCCTGTTTAGCCCTAGCCGTAGACATTTGGGAAACCCAGAAGGGCACTATGGGGCAGCAAGGCGTAGATTTTGCACCTGCTCCATACCGTCTAGGGCGCTCTATGTTACAGCGCGTAATGGGTCTACTAGGTAAAGACGTAGACACAAATAGTTTGGTCGGATAATGGCAGACCTAGTTAGCCTGCGTAACGCTCTAGCAAGCGCTCTAAGCGCCGCAGGGCGTGTAGTTTATGCGTTCCCTAGAGAACAAATAACCCCGCCTGCATTAGTGCTAGTACCCGCTAGCCCGTACTTATCGCCTGCCAGTATTGGCGGAGCGGGCAACCGCATTAACGTACGCTTTGAACTTACCGCCATTGTGGGCGCAGCTGATAACCAAGCCGCTTTAGCCAACATAGAAGCGCTAATGCTTGACACGTTCGACGAACTACCTGCAGGCACTTCTATTATTAACGGCTGGTCACAGCCCCAAATACAAGAAGTGTCTGGGCAACAAATGCTTACTAGCTCGCTTACCATTGAGTTAGTAACAACTACATAACAACGAAAAGGAAGGGTTAGCCTAATGGCAACTTACATTACAGGCAGGGACTTAACCCTGACTATCGACGGCGACAACTACGACGCACAAGCTAGCACGGTTACGCTAACAGTTGAAGCAAACCAAGCGGTTTTAGAAGTGCTTAGTGGACGCGCTTACAAAACTATTGACTACACAGCTACCTTAAGCGTAGAAATGTATGCAGACTGGGGCGCAGCAGGTTCGCTTTGTGACGCTCTCTTTGACGCAACAGGCGCAGCGGGAGATACCGCTATTGCTGCAAGTTTCGATTGTAACGGTTCGACTTTTACTTGCAACGTCTTTCCTAACTTCCCAGCTATTGGCGGCGGAGCAACAGACGTACTAACGACAACAGTCGAATTTGTAGTAGAAGACGGCAGCGTTTCACGCGCTTAACTAAGAGAACAGGGCACTAAATGAAATACGAAATTACTACCAAACAGGGCACTAATTACATAGTGAGCGACGAAGACATAGAAATATGGATAGAACTAGAAGAATTTTTAGGACTTACCTATAACGAAGCCGTTTTAAAAATGAATAAAGGCAGCATGAAAGTAATTAACGAAATGCTTTTTATTGCCAGCAAGTTAGGTGGACACACCGAACTAAAGACAAGTAAGGCATGGCGAACCCATGAATACGAAACGGTAGAGGTGCTAGAGGAAGACCCAAAAGTAACACCCGAAGCACCTTAGTAAAAATTTCTGTTACTACGGGAATACCTTTAATGGATTTACTAAAGTGGCGTCGCTCAGACATTGAAACGGCGTTAGAACTTATAGCGGAAAGGAATAGCAGGTAATGGCTGAAAAGCAAACTATCCGAATAAAAATGGATATAAACGACGAAGTACGCAAGCTGCTAAAAGACCTTAACGAAATGGACGCTGAAAGCAAGACCGTACTTAAAGAAAAAGTTAAAGGTATTGCTAGCTGGGTAGCCGAAGACATCAAAACCGCAGCTAGTTATGCGCCTATGTATCGCCAGGCTATGAAGATAGCGCAAACTACCAGGGCTAATAAAGACCGCGTACCAAATATTACTATTGGCGGTTCGCGGGTTAAATTTTCAGGCGGGGCAGTTTCAGGCGAGCTACTTATAGGTTCGGAATTTGGAGCAGACCCAACTAGCGCTAACGGTGCATTTCCTAATGGTGGGCGTCGCTTTCCTTACCGAAGCCCTAAACGCGGGCAAGGTAACGAAGGCTACTGGATTTACCCAGAATTGCGCCGCTTACAGCCTAAAATAACTAGAGAATGGCACGAAGCCTGCGACGAAGTTTTAAGCAACTGGACTAAAGGGGTAACGATTTAATGGCTACACAAAGAACCCTTAAGCTTAACCTTTTAGCAGATGTAGATAAATTTGGTAAAGGTTTAAAACAGGCTGGGCAAGATACCCAAACATTTGGTAACAAAGTAGCAAAAGCAGGCAAAATTGCAGGCGCAGCCTTAGCAGCTGCAGGCGTAGCCGCTGCCGCCTATGCCGTAAAAATTGGGGTAGACGGTGTTAAAGCCGCTATTGAAGACGAACAAAGCCAAAAGTTACTAGCAAAAGCCTTGCAAAACACTACTAACGCTACAGACGCACAAATAGCAAGCACCGAAGAATACATAACAAAACAGCAATTAGCTTTTGGCGTAGCCGATACGAAACTACGCCCAGCCCTGGCGAACCTTGCAAGAGCTACAGGCGACGTAGGAAAAGCCCAGCAATTAACTAACCTAGCTTTAGACATATCGGCGGCGACGGGTAAAGATTTAGAAAATGTGTCGCTTAGCTTAGCCAAAGCATATAACGGGAACATTGGAGCGCTTACTAAGCTAGGTATTCCACTAGACGACGCTATAAAGAAGTCTGGCGATTTTAACCTAGTGCAAGGTGAATTAACCCGCTTATTTGGCGGAGCTGCTAAAGCCAATACCGAAACTTACGCGGGGCAGTTGGCTATTGTTACCGAGCGTTTTGGGGAACTCAAAGAGAGCATAGGCGTGGGAATTTTACCTACTTTAAAAACCTTGCTAGAACAGGTTAATTTACTTGCTAAAGGTTTTTCAGGCGAAGACCCAGACGGACTAAGTGCCAGGGCGAGAGAGTTAAGCGGTAACTTGGGCGGCGGCGGTGCTTACAGCTTAGGCGGTTCGCTTAATGCCGTAGCAGATGCTTTTGGTTATATGTTTAGCGAACTTTCAAGCCCCAACGCTGTAGACGGTATCAGCACTTTAGAGCGTATTGCCAGCTCATTAGAAACTTTTGCTAACGCGATTACAAACGTAACTAATGCTTTCAAAAACTATAAGCGCTTTTACGATAGCGTGCCACAGGGCTTACGCGACTTTATGAACCCATTTAGCAGGTTAGGCGATTACCTACAATTTGCAGGTGGACGAGCTGCAGGCGGTTCGGTGTCAGCTGGTCAAGCGGTGCGGGTAGGTGAATTTGGAAGTGAAATTTTCGTTCCAAGTGGTTCGGGCAGTATTCGACCAGACAAGGGCGGCGGTGGCAACACCTTTATTTTTAACGGCGTAATAGACGGCGAAAGCGCACGCCGCAGTATCGAGCAGCTGCTACAAAACAGCGCCAGACGTACAGGGGCAGTAAACTTCGTAGGCGCTACGTTATGACGACCTACACGCCATACCCTAAAGTAATTTTTGGCGGTGTAACCGAATACGCAGATAACACTATTAGCGGCATTTCCCTGCAATTAGGGCGCAGGAACATTTACGAACAGGCACAAGTAGGCATAGCCAGTATTAGCTTATGGACAGATGCAGACACACCTTTAAATGTCACGCTTTCGGAAAGTGTCCAAGTACAAATACAAAACACAAACGGCACTTATAACACTTTGTTTACTGGAACTATTTCTGACATTGAAATAAGTTTACAAGGTTATGGTGACATTGGTTCGGTAGCAATTTACCGAATAACAGGCGTAGGCGTACTAGCTCAATTGAATAGACGTTTAACAGGTGCAGTCAATTACGCTAAAGAATTTGACGGCACACGAATTTTTAACATTTTGACGGACGCTTTTACGCAAGACTGGGACGAACTTTCACCTACTTTAACTTGGCAACAAATTAGCAGTATTGCAACGTGGGAAAATTGGGACGCTACAAGCGCTGTTTTACTTGATAATTTAGCCGCTCAAATAGACCAGCCTGGAGACTACGAGCTGGAAGCCTATAACGGCGGTGTTATAAACGCTTGGACACTTGCCCAAGACGCGGCTAATTCAGGGCGGGGGTATTTGTATGAAGCAGACGACGGCTCGCTCTTTTATGACAGTTATTCCAGTCGAGCCACGCAATCGCCTTTAACGCTAACAGCTGACGATTTACTAACCGACGGCTTAAGACAAGCTGCTCAATGGTCAGAAGTTGTAAATGATGTAACCGTAACTTATAAGTCCAACGCTGAAAAGTATGCGGAAGATTACACAAGCCAGCAATCTTACGGACAGTTAGCAGGCACAAGGGCGACACAGCTAGAAAAGGGTACGGACGCTCAGAGCCAAGCTAATAATTTCCTACTAAGTCGCGCCTATCCGCGTACCTACCCTGAACAATTGAGCATAGCCCTACACAGCCCTACGGTAAGTAACGCTACAAGGGACGCGCTAATTTCCATGCACGTTGGAGCTAGCGTATTTACAAACGATTTGCCCGCAGTATTTGGTACAGTTTTTGACGGGTTCGTAGAAGGTATGAACTGGAACATAGACAGATATACGGCGACGGTTAGCCTTATTTGTTCGGCTGTTTCCGAGACATACCCACACCAAATTTGG